CGTTGTGCGTTGTCAGTGTACAGTGAAAAGAACTTTGTAGAATGGGCAAATAAGTGGCTATCTGGAGAGGATAGAAGTAAAGAATCTGCTCGTGCTGCTGATGCTGCTGCTGCTGATGCTGCTGCTGCTTATGCTGCTGATGCTGCTCGTGCTGCTTATGCTGCTGCTGCAGATATAGCAAAAATTGCAGAAGAAGTTTATGAGAGGAATACAAAATGACAAGACTATTAAAACTTATTGTAGCGTTGTTATTATTTCCAATTATATTGTTGATATGCTTATACGTGTTATTGTTGTTTCTACCATTACTAATGTAAATATAGTAAAAATTACTTAAATAAATTTACTAAAAACACCTGCTTGTGGGTACAGCATAAAGGAATTAAAATAAATGGCATATACAATAGAACTATGTGGTCCTAGTGCAGCAGGTAAAAGCACAATATTTGAACAATTGCTGCTTCAAGGTAAATTCTATAATCTAAACTGCATTGGCATGAAAACACAGTTTCCATATGTTAACAATGACTTTAAAGCTATATTGCAGAAGTTACAAAACACCGCTAAAGGCAACCGTATACAGACGCGTATAAACGCCATAAACCGTTCTTTACACAGATTATATTATGGCGTTCTATCTGAAAATGACATCGCTATAGTAGATGGTGGAACCGTACAAAGAGCATTTATGATTGACTTGATGGAATCAAAAATTGATGCTATGACGTACTGTGATTCTGTACCCACAGCAGACTTGGCCGTTTTAGTTACAGCCAACACAAAAACATTAATAGAGCGTAATAAGGCTAGGAATAATAGACAAGATAGATCAAATGATTCTAAACGTGTACATAGACTTGTGTTAAGTATATATAGTCTATTAAGACGTAAAAATAAGAAAGTTATTATTATTGATACAGATAGTGTTAATTGTGTTGAAGCAGCTGAATATATTTGGTATGTAGCATGCAAAGAAAGCAAAATAAATGACGTTTTTGTATAAGCTTACTTATCTAGATAATAAGACTCGGAATGCTACGTTATGGGGAGAAGGTATTACGAATACTGTTGATACATGTAAATTTGTTGAACTTTGCTCTTCTAATGTAATACATGCATATACATCACCTCATATTGCAGTATTACTAAATTGTATACATGCTAAGATTAAAGAACCTAAATTATGGTTAGCAGAAGGTGAAGTAGTAGCTAATGCTGGGGCAAAAGTTGGTTGTAGAAGCTTGACTACTATACGTGAAATAGATATTCCTATCTGGACTCTAGAAATGAAAGTAGAGTTTGCTATTCGTTGTGCGTTGACTGTATATAAGAGTAGTACGTTTGTAGAATGGGTGAATAAGTGGTTATCTGGGGAAGATAGAAGTAAAGAAACAGCTAGGACTACTGCTGCCATCTGTTGTGCTATTGATAATACTTATAATGATTATGACGATCGTATGGCTCGTTACGCTGCTCGTGATTCTGCTTATGCTGCTGTTCACATCGCTTATGCTGTTTCGTATGCCGCCAATACTGCTTATTATGCTACTCGTTGCAACTCTAAAGTCGATATAGTAAAAATTGCAGAAGAAGTTTATGTGAGGAACTTATAAAATGACAAATCTTGAAAAACAAAGTACAAGCTTATTAGAAATTTGTATAAATATTCCAGAACTTGCTATGTACTCTATTATATCGTTATGTAGAGAACTAAATCGTAATCCTACGTTCACAGTAGAAAATTTAGCTACAGTCAATCCTGAAGATACATTTACTGTAAATATGTCAAACGATGGTTCTGAAATAACAATAAATGTAATAAATGAAACAGCTGTACCCACAGTAAAAATAACGAAGGAACATATTATGGAAGAAGATTACATCGTACCAGTGGAACTAGGAATTATTCTTGGTAAAATACAAGCAGTTAGTGCAACACGCACATCGGATTATTTAAAAGATGTACAAAAACTGCTGAAATATGTAAAGTTACTTCATTCACTTCTTGATGAAGCGGACGGTGAAGATGCATTTGGTACTGAAGGTTGGAGGCATAGATGCGAGTAATTACAATGAATTCAAACACAAGATTTATTCTTGCAGCTAGTTTGCTAACTATAATGTTAGTAGTAAGCTTCATATACCATTTGTAAGAAACGGAAAACAAAATGAGATTTATTTTTCCTCCTAAACGTTACGCTACTACGTACATGTGTCAATTTGGAGCACTAGTAATTGAATTTTGTTACCTTAAAGGGCCTTACTGGAAGTTTCGATTTTGGCGTAGAATAAGAATATGGATATCAAAAGATAACTAAGGATATCATAAATGACAGCAAAATCTAAATTAGCCGTAATTATAAATTACTCAGTTGTACTGTCATTATTTATAATGATCTTTAACTTTGGTTATCTAGTGTTTACATTTGAACATATTAAACATGAGGTAACAAAGAAAGATAAAATAGTTTGCGCTGATTACGGCTTTCGTGAAGGAACAACTCAATTCGCGAATTGTAGAATGCAATTAGACAATATGCGTAAACAAGATAATAAACCTTAAAGATGGCTAAGGTGATGAAATGATTCAACTAATACTTTACCAATATACAAGCAGCAACATAACTATTTCTGTACGTACTACAGACTACGCTAAAGCTAAGAAAATAGCAGAATCTATGTATGATTCAGACACAACAGAAAAAGTTGTTGTTTTTATAGAAAATACACAAGTTGCAGTATATCTAGGATACTGGACTAATAATTTTGAATATGAACAGGAAAGATTATATCATGAAGTTTGATAAAACAAGTTTTGAGCAAATTGCAAGTGATGTTTATGCACTTAATGCTCATGTAAGAACATCATATAAAACTTCAGAGAAGTTTATGTCTTGGATAATGACAGAAACACGTGCTGTTATGCGAGACGATACAGTTGCTTCATGGGCAACATATGGGTTCTGTGTGTATAAAGATTCTAACAATGTAATGTATGCTAAATTAGATCAGGTAGTTGTAGAACGACTGTATTAAATTGGAGATGAGAATGATTTAAACAGTCGAAAACACCACATTGTTATTGAAAGGTAACATAAAATGAGTCTGAGGGAATTTATAGAAGAATATTGGCCGCTGTTAGCAATGGCGAGTTTCATTATTGCTTTGATAGTTTTAATGGTGCTACTTGTGATGTCTACGCCATTGGATGAAAGAGGCGATCTCTTTGTTTTCGCGTTTGTTGTCGGAATGTTGGTAACTCTAACTACAGGATTTAAAAGATGATGATGTCTATACGGACATGCCTTTGAAAACAATAATTAGCATTTTACTTTTGTTAACTACACCTGCTCATGCATGTAGCTACGTACAAGTCTGTACAGACGAAGGTTGTTACAATACGCTTGTCGATTGTAGTCGCGAAGATATGCGCCGCAACAGCGACGATTTGCAGGATCGACAGAACTATAATCTGCAACGCGGATACGATCGCTGGGACACACGCGGTTCACGCGCTGAGCGACGTCGTCTCCAAGAAGAAGAACAACGACGCGATGCCGAATCGGATTATTGAAAAATAACACATAGGAAAATTGTAATGACGTTTGCATATTCACTAATAATGAGTTTTCACGATCCTATAAACATTGAAATAAAGATAGATACTACAAATAGATTAATACCAGAATTTGAAAAAATGTTTTCTGGAGACCCTATTAGCGATGAGGATGCATTAGATATCTTCTGTTTTTTTGTAGCAGATATCATATTAAAATATGATCATGAAGAGGAGACTATTCTTATAGTTAAAATAATCACTGCGAGAATTCTAGAAACTGTATGCACAGCTAAATATTTAGATACTATACATAATGAAACGCTAGCGTTTTCATCTTCATTAAAGCGTAACTTCTATGATAGTACTAACAATAATATAAAAATACAAATCATAACTAAGTTAATTAAAATATTTAAACAAATATATTCAAGTGACACAGAACATAAATGTAACGATACAATTGTGCTAGATGTCTTTTGTTTTTTTATAGCAGACATCATACGCGCCCATGCCTATGAAGAAACTAATATTACTAACATAATTACAATACTTACTGAGAGAATTCTAGAAATTATTGAAAAGGCCCAAACTCATGACAAATATCCCTCGAAAAGATTGTTACGACATTAGATATACAACATGGCGAGACGATGAAATAGAACTTCTCTCTATCCTGTGGGTAGAGAATAAACTTAATGTTGAAGAAATAGGCGTAGAATTAAATAACAAATTTGGTACAAATAGAAGTAAGAACGCTATAATAAGTAAAATACATCGTTCTGGTATTATTGATTATGTTCGAAAAGAACGTACATAATGTAATAATACATAGTTAAACAAACAAGATTAAACACACAATGTTATGGAACAATTATGACTGATACAACAGAACTATTTGAAGAAGACTTTGAAAAAGTAAAAAAGTTTTCTAAAGAAACACGTGCAAAAATTAAGACAATGAGTAATAAGGAAGCACGCTACTTAGTTAAATCATATTACGACGCACAAGAAGATAGAAAGCGGCGTAATAACCAAATGCGTGCGTTGCAAGAAGACAATCTAGATAGTGCTGTTTTGGGATGGTTTGCAGAACAAGCAGATCATTTAGAAAAAATGGTAGGCAACGCTTTAGATGTATATAGTTCGCAAAATGTTATTGGAGCTTGGGTAAGAACTATAAAAGGTATCGGTCCAGTAATCGCAGCTGGATTAATCGCGCATCTCGACATCACACGTGCGCCTACAGCAGGACATTTCTTGTCTTTCGCTGGTCTGGTTGCAAGCATCAAATGGGAAAAGGGCAAGTTACGCCCATGGAATGCTGAGTTGAAAAGATTGTGCTGGATTATTGGTGAAAGTTTCGTGAAAGTTTCAGGAGGTGAAAATCCTTCCCCTTACGGGATGTTTTACACTAAGTGGAAAAAGATTTATACAGATCATAATGAAGCTGGCAAACTAAGAGAAACAGCTGAACAATCGTTACGTAATAAAAACTACAGTAAAGACACTTTAGCCTATGCAGCATATATTGAAGGTAAATTACCTAAAGCACACATTCATGCTTTGGCGAAGCGTAAACCTGTACAGTTGTTTATTTGTCATTTGTTTGACTTCTGGTATAAAGAAGTATATAAAATAGATCCACCAGAAATCTATACAATTAGTATTTTGAAGCATGCCCACAAGATTCCACGGCATGACGAAATAGATCAAAAAGAATGGGCACGATACTTTAGTTGAGTATAATTATGCAAAACGACTACAGCAATAGCAAATAAATTTGAACGGGTAATTATAGAGGAGAAGAATGAATTAGACCGAAAGACTATAAAGAAGAAGAATGTGTGCCCACAGCAGGCTCAACGGCTTTCTGTGGGTATAATATAAGTAATAAATTATACAAGAATGAATTAAACTAAACGAATACATGGAAGTAGAATGAACTAATGCACGGATTCTATTCTATAAGAGTGAGATATTTCTCATGATTATAAGCCAGACGAACGAGTTAAATCAAAGGATTAAATAGAAAATGATCGAATTAGTCTAGAATATTACAAGAACAACGAAATTAATTAATCGACTAGAATACAAGACAAGCGAATGAATTAATCGACTAGAACACAAGACAAGCGAATGAATTAAACGATAAGATTATACGCGTTCAGAATGAATTAAACTATGAGATTGCAGGTGTAAGGAATGAATTATTTAAGTGGAATACAAGCCAGTAGAATGAATTAAGGCCGATGATTATATGGAATCTGAATGAATTACGAAGCAGAATTGTAGGCTACAGGAATAAATTATAAGAAAAGACTCTAAGACAATAGAATGAGTTACAAAAGGTAATTTTACGACAGCAGAACGAATTACTATCCAAGATTGTATGGATTAAGAATAAGTTATGCGCCTTGACTCAAAGATAATAGAACTAGTTATAAAAGTTGATTATAGTTCGAATGAACGAATTAAGCAAATGGAATCTATGCAGATCGAATAAATTACCTCTTTTGACTATAAATGAGATGAATGAATTATGGGTATGGATTCAAGATATGTAGAATGAGTTATTGACCTGGATTTCAGGGAAAGTGAACGAATTAATCGAATAGAGCACAACCATCTTAAATAAACTAACGTAATGTTGTGTCCACAATGGAAACAATGTTACTGTGAGAACATAATGAATTATACGGCTCGATTTTACGAAATACGAATGAATTAAACGATAAGATTACATGTGTTCAGAATGAATTATACTAAACGATTATACGATTACAGAATGAGTTAAACTGAGCGAATCTATGGAAACAGAACGAACTATACCCGAGGATTACAAAAATTAAGAGTGAATTAGTACAACGGATTGCATTCTATCAGAATGAATTATTTCTTCTGATTTCAAAACGTTCGAATGAGTTAACGCCATTGATTGTAATGTATGCGAACGAATTGCAGGTGAAGATTACAAAGGCGGCGAATGAATTAATCTAGAAGATTCTAAGAACAACGAATGAATTAAGGCGGATTATTACAAAACGTGAGAATGAATTAAATACCTTGAGTATAAGACACTAGAATGAATTATCATATTAGATTACAATGGAGATGAATGAGTTAAGCACAATGATTACAAGGTATTATAACGAATTAGATAGTGTGACTCTATCAAATCAGAATGAACTAACCTTGACGATTCTAAAAACAACGATTGAGTTAAGTACGCAGATTAGACTGACGATGAACGAATTACGGCAGCAGACTACATCAATTGAGAATGAGTTATATCCGAAGACTCTAAAAACATAGAATGAATTAAGGATAATGAACATAGAACTTGAGAATGAGTTAATGAAAGAGAATATAAATAAATGGAACGAGTTAATTGTGATGATTCTAATAATGTGGAACGAATTATGACATAGGATTATAATGGAGTAGAATGAATTAATCATTGCGATTCTAAAATAATAGAATGAATTAGTCTATCGATTCTAATAAGTTAACATGAATTATGACACAAGACTACAATGGACTTGAATGAATTACGTCTATAGATTACAATAGCGTGAAATGAATTATAACACTGGACTATAGTTGAATTGAATGAATTATGGCGTGGGTACACACGAAATGAAACGAGAACCTATTACTAAATATTGTGTAGTATGTAAACAACCAATACATTCAAAATCACGTCTTACGTGCTGTAAGATATGTAATAGTACGTATTTGAGCATGCGTCACTTTTTATCTGAACACTTTTATGAGTATACTCTAGAAGCTATTATAGCTGCTCTAGATATAAAGAGGCACAAAAAATGCATCGCATGCGGAGCACCTTTGTCTGTACACGCCAATATCAATGCGAAGCATTGTTCGTATGGGTGCAGAAAAGTCACAATCGCACGGAAATTTCAACAAAACCGCTTTCTTGATTTGTAGGTCAAATCGAATCGATATAAAAATGTACCTACAGCAGAACAGCTGTAAAATAAAAGGAAACTTAAAATGAGTTTGAAAAAGATTGTTCTACTGATCGTAGGTGCTTCGCTGTCAAGCGGTGCTTACGCAGCAGATTTAGGCAGTACGAAAGAAACTCAATACTTTGACGCGCCTGTGAGTTCTACTTGGTCTGGCGTCTATGTTGGCGCGCACGCTGGCTACGGAATGAATAGCCATGAGTTGAACGAGACTTCCAACGTTGTTGTTCCGGGTACGCCCGAAAGCTGCTTGGCTGGCACAACGCTGAAAGACGGCAAGTGTTATTCGACTGTAGGCGTTCCGGCTATTGGCGAAAGCTGTAAGGATGGTGCTACGCTGAAGGATGGCAAGTGCTACGCAGTTGTTGCTGTTCCGGCTGTACCGGAAAGCTGCAAAGACGGCGCAGTTTTGAAAGCTGGTCAGTGTTACGTACAAGTTTTTAATCCATGGGCACCTGAGTATGCGAGTTGTGCTAATGGAACTGGAAACATTGCTTCAGATGGCAAATGTTATACTCACGTCGAAGGTACAAACGCTACAGAATATTCATGCACACGTGGATACACTTACGGTACAATTACTGTAGGCAACCAATCAACTACTGGCTGTTACACGGTTGATCCTAATAATGCTAATAATTATGAGTTGTCACCATTTAATGGTCAAGCTTACATGATTAAGCCAGGTGACAATATTGTTGTTGGTTCTGGACCGATCGCCAGCAACTGGCGGTTGCCTCCTGATACGCTTGTTGTGGCAATTCCTGCAACAACAAAAGAAGTCGAAAAATCTGAGACTCATGTTGCAGCAGTTCCTGCATCAGAAACTCAGGTTGAAGAGCCGGGCGCTTATACCGCTTCTGTAGACGCCACATCAACCGTCAAGAATATCTTGTTTGGTCTTGATCCTGACGGCTTCCTTGGTGGCGTTCGCGTCGGTCTTGACTTCCAGCCGAACAATAGCCGGTTTGTAATTGGTTTGTTTGGTGACTACAACTTCGCTAGTAACGCAGCTTCCGTTGAGCATGGTAAGTTGACCGATGAAAACAGCTATCTGCTTGCTATACGCGCTGGTGCATTGATCAACGACAAGACGTTGTTCTACATTCTTGGTGGTTACGGTAGTCAAGATGTAGCGTATGGTGATGATCTTGAAAAGACGTTCAACCATATGGTTGCTGGTGCTGGTATTGAGTACAAGATGACTGATAGCTTGACTCTTGGTCTTGAAGCACAACATTGGTTTGAAGAAGAGCAGGTTATCTTCGAAGATGCTAGCTACAAGCTAACAGATACGCGCAGTGATACGCGGGTGCTTGCACGAGTTAACTATCGCTTGAACCTTAAGTAATAGTTGAGAGTACCGGATACGTTATCTGGTACTCTTAATTCTTGCCCATTCCACTGCCCAGTGTATATTTAACCCCCAACAATATACACACGTCTCCTCGGTGGAATGGGTTAGAATTAAGAGACCCCCCTGGACTAACTGTAGTATTCTATGGTTAGTCCTGACTCCCTAGTTTATTGCGTAATCCCATCGCGCAATTTAAGGTCTCGCCCGACCGCTAGGGAGTTACTTTCTTCAATTCAAACATCAATTAGGAAAACATAATGTGGAAAGCAGTTAGCATCTTGTGCAACTTGGCTGTAATAAGCTTGAGCATTCACGCCATGCTATGTTTGTATAACGAACGTCGTATAAGAAAAGCTAAAGCACCAATTTTGTTACCGTTCGAACAGTCTGGTTACATTATAACAAACTTTATATCTAAGTATATAAATAAAGCAATAGGTATACCATTAACGTATGATGGTGTAATATTGTTAGTTACAATGCTTAATCTTATTAATATAGTAATAGTTCTTTTGTACGTTGTATAGTTGTACCCATAAGAAAGTATTGAGATGGTAACATTAATTTTTTATGTTACGATTACATACGCATCGTTGTTGTACACAGTAATAGTATCTTATCGTTAACAACATATATAGGAACATGACATGACTAAGCTAGTTTTAATCTGGAATTGTATCCCGGACGATGTTACAATATATCTTGTTGAGGTTGATTCAGCAATTGGTAGATTAGCCGTAGAGTCTGCTGGTTTCTATATTAACAGTGATAATCTGGATGAAGATCATCCAATTTTTAAATTGAACGACATGATTGAAGTAGGTAGTCTAGCGCCATATAAAGTGGATGGATCAATTTGTTATAATGACAATATTTCAATTGTTGTAGAATGTGGTATGGTTTGTTAGGAAGTAATCGTGATTAAACTAACAAATGAAGCACTTAAAAAAATCGAAGACTTTATTGAAGGTTTGCAAATGTTTGCAGACGCTGAAGATACTCAATTAGCTGAGTCTGTACAACTTCTAGTAGATTTTTATAAAAAATATAGTTGTCCTCAACAAGATTGGCTAGAGCAAACAACTGTAAAGGATTCATAATGTTAGCTTCAGAATTTATTACAGCAGTTCAAGCTGCTATTGATACTTACGGTGACTTACCTATAAGGACATGTGAACACAATGTCATTGTGGGTATATTAGCCTATGATAAAAATGGCTTACTATCTACAGATGAATGTGTTGAGCTATGTGTGCTTAACGTAAAAAGTTCTAAAGTATCTGTATGTAACTAATAGAGTGTTACCGTAGTTCAACTGGATGGATCGCCTGCCTTCTAAGTAGGATGTAAGGTTCGAGTCCTTTCGGGAACACCAATTTAACTTATGTAAGGACGTAGCATGATTCCCAAAAATTTACCTAGCAACCTATGTGGATGGTTACAACTACAAGTACCTGATGTGTATATTAATACACCAGACAATCCAATTGTTACAATACGTTGTAATTATGAAGCAATGAAGTTGTTATTGGAAACGTTCAATACTTTAATTGAGAAGCTTGTTACAAATAAAGAACCTTACATCGGTGTAGGTTGGATTGCATACAATATTGGCTTGCAGTTAGACGTTCAGTTGACTGAACCGACACCGTCTACTGGATGGTCATTAGATGCTCTAAGAGTTTTTAAAAATAGAATCCCGAATTTGTCCGAGCAAGAAACAAAAGATATAGACTATCTTATTAACGAGTTGCAACAAGATGTAGCGTCATTAAAAGTTTTGATTGACGCTGCTTAAATAAAAATAGGACAAAATAATGCCAGACTTCAACCCATATTCGGAAAATCCTTGTAATACAATTAAGGAACGTTTGTTTGAACAAGGTTGGTTTCTTTGTTTTCAACCAAGATTAAAGATCATCGGTAATAAACCAATTTCTTTCAACGAAGATGGAAGTATTGGAGAAGGCCGCAACATGAGTGAACATTTTTGGCGTTGGGACAGTGATATTCTTGAGATAATTCGTATAGATAATGTTGTTAACAACAAGTTTAACTATGTTCCTGCACTGAACAGATTCATATCTAATCAACAAGCAGTTACTTACAATGTTACTGGACAGTATATTTACAAAGATACTTCAACAGATTAACAAACATTTTACCCACAGTCACGAACACACTGTCACTGTGGGTAATAACACACATCTTACCGTATGTTTAAACGCAGCAATTATTAAATAGTTAATACTTCAAACATTGTTTTTAAGTTGTTAATCTTAAACATCGGAGCAATGTTATGATCGAAGAGCTATTTACAGCATGCGAAGTGTTGGTTGCAGAACGTGCAAAATTTGATGCGTTAGCAATAATCAACGAACTAAAAACTAAAATAGAAAATACTACGCAACAATTTGATTCAATTGATTTGAATCTTATTTTGTTGCTGTGTAGTGTAATCGCGAAAAAGACTACAATAAGTGACACTAAAATTGTAGACTATGTGCGTAAAACAAAAAAAGCAGCTAAACATTTTCATAAACTATTTATAAGTGATCTAATAAAAGATATAGGCAATGACAAAATAATAAAATGTACTATGTCTGGAAATTATATATTGAAAGTAGGATACTTAAACGTAATTACAGATGAAGACATTATTAAATATAGAATACAATACACTATAAACATAACCAATGCAGGAATACTATATCATAACTTTAGATGGCGTCGTATAGCTAACCTACCTAGGACAAATTAATGACTAATGCACCAGGATGGGCACACTCTGTGGGTACAGATGAGTACGGGAAATGGGCTGATATACGCGTTGGTGAGGTAATGCAACGTATGCGCTGGATAGAGCAAGAAGTAAGTCTAGGTTTCTGGATGTTTGATACGTTAGTAACACCTACTATATGGATAGCAGTTATGGGTTCTGATAAATCATATCCAATTGATAAAATTATGTGGGATGATACTGTTCAATTCCTTAAAAAGATTAATGAACTTACTTCTAATCTAAACTTGACACTCCCAACAGAGTCACAATGGGAGTATGCAGCGCTGGCAAACGTTAACCACGAAAAACAATTGCAATTAACACTAAGTCTATGCAACGCATGGGGACTTTATGACATGCTAGGTAATGTCTGGGAATGGTGTTCAGACTATATACCAAACTCTTTCGATGGTAATGGAGTGCTACGCGGTGGTAGTCATGACATTAGTGCACGACTAATACGTTTGGTACACTATGATGGATATTATCGCTATGGATTTCGTTGTGTTAAAAACATTTAAAGTAGACAAATCAACCCTATTGCGGATGTGGTGAAACTGGTAGACACACAGGACTTAAAATCCTGAGGGCTTTGCCCGTGCGGGTTCGACTCCCGCCATCCGCACCAGATCTGCATCACTCAAAAAGAAAGCCCGCCTAAGCGAGCTTTCAAGAATCAGTCAATTTCAACACCACGATTCGGAACACCTGATTCTTAAGACAATCAAACAGGCTTGTCAATACTTTTTTTCGTAATGCGTTTTCCTGAGACAACCGGACGTTCTTTGAACGCTCGGTTGTTTTCGCATTCTATTAACAAAAATTTAATGTACATGTTTTTATACCACGCGATGAAGCTCTTAAAACTATACTCTGCTCTTACCCACTGTGCTACTTCCGGTGTTCCACCATCTGACAACTTCACCCAGCTTATAACTTTCCATTCTTTTCTACTTTGTTTATATATAAGCACAGGTATCGTTCTTGTACGCTGTGCTTGCTCTTCACATTGGTTCCACCATGTATTTATATTAAGTGTTTCTTGTCTCTTAATTTCTACACTTATATACGGTAAACCGTGAAGGTCTGCTCCACCTTTTGCAAACTGAAGAGAATTACGCTGTATTTTATCAGAATGCGTAGGTACGTTGTAACCTTGTTGTTTTAAGTCGTTTTCAATTAGAACTAATGTACCCACAAATAGATTTATGATTTCTCTTTCTGCTGAAGCACCTTTTGTTTTTACATTAATCATTTGTTAATCCTATTGAATCTAAAACGGTATCTAAATCAAGTACTCCATATCTAATAGCTAATAAACATAGATGTAGTGTACTACGTGCTTTGAATTTTTGACGTAAGCTTACAAGTTGATTAGTAATTGTACGCACGCTCTTACCTAAAGCAAAAGAAACAATAGGGTACGGCGCACCAGTAGCCACAAGTCTTAATATATCAAATTCTGCTGGAGTTAGATTTATACTTGCGGGTAGGGTTGTTTGTCGTACAGGTAAGGTTGTCTGCATTACTTTGATCCTTTTACGTATATCCTACCTTTATACGTACTCCCTGTTGGCGCAGATGACGGTACTAAATGCCCACAGGCTTCAAGATGAACTAATATTCTTTTTAATGCGTTTGTAGGTCCATCTCTTGCCACTCTAAATGGCGGTTTATTTAACACTCTACTTGATAACACTGAGTACGGGATGTACTGTCTGTCTAGTAAAAATTTGTATGTTACTGACTCTCTTGTTTGAGGTAGTATGTAATCACCTATTAATAATTTATCTACAGCTTCTTTTATGTAACCTATACAAGACGTATCATCAATACCAAGCGTGTTTCTTACAAATTTATTTTCTAATCCTTGTGTAGTAGCTAACACAAATCTAAAAGCATAATATAACTCGCGTTCTGTTATATTTATTCCTACATAATCAGTATCGAACGACATTATAGCAGCTATTTTTAATGTTTTTAAATGTGCTCTTTCCCACAATGGACCTGTGTCATATTCACGTTTAGCTAGCTTATTGAAATAATCGCGTATCTCTAACGAATAATGTAAAGAACTAGGTGCTATAGTACAATCAATTACATTGTCTACATTAGATAAACAAGCGCTGCATAATGCACTTACTTTGTCAACTAAATCTTTAGATGGCTCTATCACGTCATGACAAGCATTAAACGGAGTCTCTTCTTTTTCTTCAACTATTACAAAACGTGGTAAAAATCCATCAGATATCATACTAACGTTTATAGCTTCATAGACACGATCGGGTACAGATGCAAATAGTACAGACATTGCAGGTGATCGTACTAATCCTACATTCTTACTTGTATCAGAATAAGCCGAACCTTCTATAAATTCATTTTTTCCTGACTTACTGAACGCAGACAACATTATATCTTTGAACATACGATCTGCGCCATTAGCATTCCGTCTATACATACGATCTAAGTCACCCCCGAATTCATCCCGCCAAGACAAGAACGATGGCCACGCTGACAATTGTTTCAATAACCCTTGACCACTGGCTGCAAAGTGGCTAGATATAAATTTAACAGCATCAGGACACGTAATTGTATTGCTAAGCAAAGAACCATGACTAACTGCATGCATTAGTCTGCTTATACCTGACCTTGGTCCTTCTTTACCTGAACCAGATGTACCTAACATTAAAAAATACAAATTTAATCCTGTATTGCTTACATTATATTTTCTTCCCGTTATTCCTGCTATCAATCCCATAGCATTTACTAAACTGTATATTCTGGATTGACGTGGTGATTGCGAATATAAATAAGATGCTATTGATCCAACAAGACCCATTCCTTTTAGTATATCATCATCTAGTTCAGATCCATCTTTAGATTCATCTTTAGACTTATCTTTGGTTTGACTAGATGTGTTGTCGTTATTAGGCGTCTCAACACGAGTTAAACATGATACTTCTTCGCTAGATTCTATGTCATTCACAACAAAATGTTCTGCATCTATAACAGCAGCTTTTTCTTCTTCAGAATTATCAGTTAAATCTTGTGGGTATATTATGGTTACTAAATTGGTTTGTTGATCTCTAGCTTTCTTTAAAGTTAAATTCAGATATCCGTCGATATCTGCTTTTGAACGTTGTCCTAAACCACTATATCTAAATAGTCTTTTTACTTGTGCATTATTCCTGGAATGAAAAGCTATGATATTCATTAAGGCTTGATCTGCTTCAGACTGAGAACTGTAATTTATGCAGTCACCCTTCCATAATTGAGTAAAAAGATTTCCATTCGATGCATTAATGCATTGATGCCATACAACACTATCTTCTAAAATCTGATCTTTATCAGCTACTTCTATAGCACAAGTTTCGTAATTTTCGTGTTCTATTCTATCTGTATTTCCAAGAAACTTGTAAAATGATTGTATAGACTCTTCTTTTATGATGTTTATAGATAGATTATGTAAAGTATTTCCTGTTATAGTCATATAACGTTCAGACGAATATATTTCTCTATGCGAATTACGTTTTCCTTTTGAAATGTTTCCTTTGCCTATAACATGTAATCCTCCATTAGGTGAATATTCTGTGTAACTATTAAAATATGTAGCGAGTTCTAAATTTCTATTATTTTCTATGGGATCGCTTGTTTTATCTAAGTCAATAAATATATATGGATCATTTTGCGTAAGCACAAAACCTATACCATCATATGTACCAATAGCTTCATTTGCTGCAAAATAATCAACCCAAGTAGATGGGTCAGTTACACTAACTTTTTCGCCTGTTAATGGATTATATGGAACTTTGGTTATTCTATTTTTAACATTTTCTTTCATCCAACAGACAAATTGTTTATACTGTTGCAGTTCAACCAAAGCTGTTGGTAACATGCTATTCTTCTAATTTTTGTTTGAGATAAGTATACAAATGTTCAACTTGCGTAATTCCTGGATTTTTAGAACGTTTACGTGAGAAATCGTTCAACCAACCAAATGTCAGATTTGTATCTTCTGCAATTTGTTTTAAGGATAATAAAGAATTACGACTTGTTAACAAATTATAAGTTTCTTCTAACCACGTCATGGGAATCACAATTTTGAGGGAGGGGCAGGATTAGCCGCCAATTGACCATGAATTTTTATTGCCGTCAACAGGAAATTTCAGTTGACTCTTACAATCTGCCCTTTTAAACTGGTTGCGAATCGAGTCTTCAGGCACCAAAAAATAGATAGGAACATTTCAATGAGCGACGAAATTGTTAAACTGCGGCAAGCTTGGGTTAAAGCAAAGATTGCTGCGAATAAAGCAAGCCAGATAGAGCTAGAAGCTAGAGCAGCTTTAGTTCGTGCAACGTTTGATGAATTAGACGAAGGTACTCAAACATATCAATGCTGTGATGGTGTAGATATTAAGATTACACAACCGTACACGTACAAGATTATCATTACTGAACAGGATGATATAGAAAATGCATTGGCACGTGTTCCAATTCACGTGGTAAGTGAGCTTGTTAAATACAAGCCTAGTCTGTCTGTTACTGCATATAGACAATTGTCACAAGTGCATAAAAGAATCGTTGATACTATTTTAGAGATTAAACCAGGTACACCACAAGTCAAAATTTAATTTCTCTCTACGTAGAGAAAATAGTTGTTGCTGGTGTGGAAAATTCCAATGGCCAGTTGGATAGTGGAGAGATAGCAATACATATTCTAGATTTTGTGTATTGTATCTTATGGACTAAATAAAAAAATAGGACGCTGTTTTAATAAATATGTCTAAACACATACGTGTTTCCAACCACAGTTTCACTGTTATAACACACCAACAACTTCCTAATGTAGGTAAAGATGAAAATAGCAAGAGTATGTGATATTGAACATAGTAAATTAGCTAAACTGTTAATTTATGGCGGACCTGGAAGTGGTAAAACACCATTATGTGGAAGTGTTCCAGATACACTTATGTGCATAACTGAACCAGGAACTAAATCTATTCGACATTTAGAAACACATGTTGTTGAGTGTTTTACACGTGCTGCATTAAATGAATTTTTTGGATGGTTACGCAGTGATACAAAAGAAAAAAATGAATACTTTAACATATGCATTGATTCTATATCAGAATTAGCAGCTATACACGTAAAAGAGTTAGAAGCTGTACCCACAAAAGCGGGTAATCAAGCAGACGGTAAAAAAGTGTACGGTGATATGGCAAGAGCTGTTGCACGAGAATTAGATTTTTTGTATAAGTCAAAACAGTTTAACGTATTATTAATAGCGAAACGTGGAGAAGTCGAATTCGAAAATATGATTAAGTTTCGACCTTACTTTCCAGGTAAATCACTTTCTATATTAGTTCCTCATATGTTCGACGGTATGTTTCATCTTGACAGAACATTAGGTAAATGGGATAATAGTCAAGGAACACCTACACTCGTAAACGATCTTCCAGGTAAGTATGTTCCTGCTATATTTACACGAGAAACTAACACGTTTACTGCACGTGATAGAAGTGGTTTACTAAATGAAGTAGAGTATCCTGATATGTCATATATACTAAGTAAAATTAACTACTAAAAGGTAACATAAAATGAGTCTGTCAGAATTTACTCCTACATCTATGACTAGCGTGTTTGATTGTAGGCAATATACCCCTATGGGGACAGCACGCGCTGTCTATCCTGAAGGTGAGTACAAAGTTACTATTGGGCGTGTTTCAATTGGTCCAATGAAAAATGGTAAGGGTCATGCACTTACTGTTGAATACATCATTAATGATGGCGAATTCAATGGTGGACATATAGAAGAAACGTTTTCGATGTGGCACACGGAATCCTCCACAGCTTGCGACATAGCACATCAAAAACTATCTGCGTTGTGTTACGTGACTGGAATTCATCAACTAAACTTTGCTAATCATGCACGTGAACTAATGACTGCACAATGTATTATTACGCTTGGTATAGAAGAAAAAATGCAAGTATTCGATACAGGTGAACGCTTAACTAAAAATAATAAAATTAAAGCTTATAAATCTTTGCAAGGACAAACAGCTGATAGTTTAGCTGATGTTATACCTGAAGCAAAGAAACGTACTGTTACGAAAAGAGCAACTCCACCTGAGCAAGCTCCGCAGCAAGCTCCGCAGCAAGCTCCGCAGTGGCAGCAGACCCCTCAACCGCCACAGCAACCGGCACCATTTGTTTCGCAACAGACACAGCCGCCTCAGACGCAACCACAGTGGCAGCAACAGGCACAGGCACCGGCACAGCAACCACAATGGGAGCAAGCTCCGCAGCAAGCTCCGCAGCAAGCTCCGCAGCAAGCTCCGCAGCAAGCTCCGCAGCAAGCTCCGCAGCAAGCTCCGCAGCAAGCTCCGCAGTGGCAACAACAAGCGCCGCAGCAGCAACCACCCATGCCACCAATTCCCCAGCCGGCTTGGCTTAAGTAAAGACTGTTCCCCGCATACGCGGGATGAACTGAACTTATAACATACTAATTATAGCGGGCTGTTAATACAGTCCGCTTTATATTAAAAGGCACAAAATGTATAATGTTAATACCGCAACAAATGAATTGACTTATGCTATTGATAAGGCTACAGATGAACTGTATCCAAGATTTAGTACGTATACTGTAGGACTATCCAGTATAGGTCATGAATGTGCAAGACACATATTTTACTCGTTTAGATGGATGTCAGAAGACGAAGTAATTAGTCCACAAAAGAAACGTTTATTAAATAGGGGTAATAGTGAAGAACCTATATTTGATAGATTAATAACTCAAATAGGATTCGAGTTAATAAAATCTATAGATACTAAGCAACATAAAGTTGAATTTTGTGAAAAACACATAAAAGGTTATGCTGATGGAATAGCTAGTACAGCAAAAATAGATAAGTCTCTATATCCTAATTTAAGTTTGTTGCCTCCTCATGTGTTAATAGAATATAAAACATGTGGAACAGGTAAAGGCTTCAATGGTTACAGTAGAACAGTCATATTGCATAGACCTGTATATTACACACAGATGTGTGTTTTAGGATATGGACTAAACCTTCCTGTAAGTTTATTCTTTGTTGTAAATAAAAACGATGATAGTATATATACTGAAGTTATCGAATTAGATTTTAAACATGCAGCCAACATTATAGAGCGTACTAAAAACTTAATATATACGAACATTCCACCTAAAAGAATAGCTAATTCACCTTCGTTTAGTGTATGCAAAACATGTAAACATAATATAATTTGTCATGATGACGGTGTACCAATAAAGAATTGCAGAAGTTGCGCTAATTCTTTACCCACAGATAATAAACAGTGGATATGTACTAAGTATTCATCAAACATCATACCTTTAGACTACCAGAAGATTGGTTGTGATGAATGGAAACCAATTATGCGTGTACAATGAAGAAAGAATCAAATGCAGCTAAGAGATTATCAACATTTGATTGTTAACACTGTATTGGACTATTATTGTAATGGTGGCAAAGAGAATGGTATAATAGCGGCTCCGACAGCAACAGGAAAAACTTTAATTTTAGCTGAACTCATAAAGAGATTATTAAAAAATTGGTCATATATACGAATGTTGAAGTGTGTGGATAGTGAGGTTATACTAAAACAAAATGCAGAAAAAATGTGGAAGGTCTGGAATAACTGCCCTTTAGGTATCTATCACGCTGGATTAAAAAGAAGAGAACTAACATTACCTGTTACGTTTTGTGGTATACATAGTGTCTATAAAAAAGCAAGTCTATTTGGAAGAATAGATGTTCTGTTTATAGATGAGGCACACATGGTTAACGATACTAGTACAACCATGTATCAATTGTTCATACACGATCTGAAAAAAGTAAATCCGAACTTAATTGTGATTGGATTATCTGCTACACCCTATAGATTAGGTCAAGGACTTCTAATAGAAGGCAGCCTTTTCTCTAAAATGCTCATAGATGTTACGAGTCCTGAATGGATTTCCTGGTTTATTGCATCAGGTTACTTAGCTCCTCTTGTGGGTAGAAGGCCGTCTATGCAACTAGACTTAACAGGTGTGCGTACATTAGCAGGTGAATTCAATACATCAGATTTAGAAATAGCTATAGACAAAGAAGCTGTAACTAGAGAAGCTATTGTTGATGCTATACAAGTTATGTATAATAGGAAATCTATAATAGTTTTTGGTACAGGAAACAAGCATGTAGAACATATATCAGAAATGTTAAATTATTTAGGTGAAACATCTGTATTCGTTCATTCTTCTTTACCAAAGAAAATACGTGATTGCAACATAGATATATTTGTAAATGGAAAATGTAGATGGATGGTAAATCAAAATATTCTATTAAAAGGTTTTGATCATCCACCCATAGACGGTATAGTAGATTTAGCACCTACACAATCTGTAAGTAGACATATACAGAAATTAGGACGTGGTACAAGAATGTTTCCAGGAAAATTTTCTTGTCAATATGCTGACTATGCTGGCAACAGAGTGAGAAACGGTCCATTCGATAATCCAAGAGTACCAACAAAGAAAGATGGTGAAGGTGGCGGTGGATGCATGCCAGAAAAGGTATGCGATAACTGTGGTGAGTACCATCATATAAGTGCTACAGAGTGTAAAGTATGTGGAACACCATTTCACATTAATCATAAACTTGAAGAAAGTGCAGCTGATCAAGATATATTAGATTCTAGTGCACCTCATGTAGAAACATTCGATGTAAAAGAAGTTTATTATCAACGCTACGTACCACGTGGTAAAGATTATGCGACTCTTAAGATAACTTATGTTTGTGAAGATCATAACAAGTTTGTTGAGTTTATCTCTATAGAGAATACTAATCCACGTGTAAAATACGTTGTTAGCCAACAATGGCTAAGAAGAGCTAACGAACCTGTACCAACTTCTGTAGAAGAAGCTTTAAAACGACTAAGTGAGTTCAATAAACCACGGTCCATTCGAGTATGGACGAACAAACTACCGTATAGTGAGATATTGTCAATTGAGTTCTGAGAACCTTGTATACTTTTAAGGATGTTGAACATGGTAACAAAAATAAATATTGAAATCGACGAAACAGGCTTGAAACGTTTGATCTTAGAATATTTATGTGAAAAGTTAAACGACACTAATATTCAAAGTAAGGACATTGAGATATTAACTAAGTCAGTACAAAACTTTAAAGCTGAATGGGAAAAAGCAGCTTTTAAAGCCACTTATTGTAAAACAATATAATATGCTTACACGACAACAAATAATACAAAAGATATCTGAAGAACTGAGCAGGGACATAACTCTTAAATTAGAAGTGGTGTTAAACAAAGTACTTACGACATGCTTAAATTGTAAACATTGGTCAAATGATGCTAATGAGTATTGTATATTGTTTAACGCTAAGCCACCGGCTAAAATAATTGTTTTCGGTTGTGACAATTACATGGATATACAGGAGATACCGTTCTGAGCTACGATAAAGACATGCTTAGGAACGCACATCAACATTGTAAAAATAATATAGACAGCATATTTACATCTAAATGTGGTTGCTTCTATTGTTTAAATATGTTTGATGTGGATAAGATACACAATTTCACAGATAGTGGTGTTACTGCTCTTTGTCCACACTGTGGCGTGGATTCTGTGATTTCTATACTACGAGTAAAACAAATAGAAGATTTAGAATTTCGTAAAGAAATGCACGAAATGTGGTTTAGTGACAAATGCGCAAACAGTTCGAAGCTACAACATATAAATTTAAATGACCTAGCTAGAAGTATTGCCCCATATTTAGAACAAGCACTATACAATGCTTTATTAGAAGCTGCAAAAACATGCATTCAATGCGCTAATTGGGATGCGTTATTGGACAAATGTACATTGTATAATTTAATACCAAAACCAATAATTATAGCTAATGGATGTGATTCTTATAGAGAAAAAGTAGATGACTATGGCAAACGGACTAACAACATAAAATGATGTGTATACAGTAACGTAGTGTAAACTGCACAATAAGAAACGAGAAAAACAATGAAAGAATGGCAGACTATTGAATCAGCACCAAAAGATAAACATATACTAGTATGGCATAACCCACTTAAAGATAAATTTTACAAAGGTAACAACCAACTAACGACATATGGCTCGTATGTCGATACTATGGAAGAACTATCTGAAGGTGTGTACGTAGCTGAATGGATTGAAGGATATACAGAAGACGAAAGTGGTGAAGGATATGGTCCATACACGCGCTATGAAGACTGGTGATTTGTAACAGTCAATGAAGCTGTTGAATTTCCGCTAAATCCAACACATTGGATGGATTTACCTGAAAAACCAAATTAATCTACTTAAAACAGATCGGAACACAATAATGGATCTAGAAACAAAGTCATATAAAGTAATAGGTGTACTAATTACAATAACTGCGTTTATTGGACTAATCTTTCTGTTACTATCAATAATGGGCAACGATAGTACAAAATGTGAAATGTCAAATAAGCGTGCTATTGAACAGATGCGTAACAAAGATAATTGAGCGATATAATGGTAGATAAAGCAACAAACGAATTACTAGATGCAATAGAGTTCTGTGTGCTTGCTAATAACGCATCACCAGACATAGCGTATACATCTTATTGTTGTTTGTCTGCTGAGACTGGTACAGTATATATGAGTGACGGTATAGTTTCATGTGGTTGTTTATGTCATGTAGAAATAACTACAAGCATAGAAGTTAAGAAACTTTTAAAAGCATTAAAAGCGGCTAAATCTGGATATACTTTTACAATACTAGATAATTCATCTATAGCTTTAAAATCAGGAAGACTAAAAGCTGTTATACCCACAATAGACTATATAGCAGATAAGCTTTATCCTGATCCTATTCTGCATTCGGAAAATGTGGAAACGTTCATACGTGCTTTAACTGTAGCATCAGCTGTAACAAAAGATAAAGCATCACATATAGTTAATGCTAGTGTGTTAGTATATAATACATCGTGCTATGGTACTGACACTCAATTATTAATAGAATACTGGCATGGAATACCTATTAGTACAGAATTAACAATACCTAAAACGTTTATAGCCGCCTTATCAAAAATAAAAAAGTTACCCGTGGGTATAGGTTATTCTAAGAAATCATTAACTGTATGGTTTAACGATAGGTCTTGGATTCGTACACAGTTGTATGAGAATTCTTGGCCAGTAGAAAATGTATTAGATTTATTTAAACCTACATCTACATATCTACCGATTCATACTGAATTAGGTCAAGCTTTAGAAGAACTATCTGCATTTGTGGGTATAGATGGTAGGATACTGCTATCAGATAACCACATAAGTTCTAGCAACAAGTCTAGTTACGATATAGATGTTTATGTACAAGATGTAGCATGCAATTGTAAACTATTGCAGATTGTATGTAAGTATGCAACGGGATGGGATGTAAGTTCTCGCATTGATAGACATATTGCATTCGTAGGTGAGAACTTACGTGGATTACTTTGTATTATGGTGTAAGATGTATAAAAATAAATATTAAAATAAGTTGTTGAGCCATGATGAAGATTAAGAGAAAACTGTATCATATAATATATATATGTCTAGCAATAACTACTATTCTTGTATTATGCTGTGTTGTGTACAAAACATACGAAAATAATTTAATTCATCAACAAAACGTTTTAACAAATTAGGGAATAAACTATGTTTAAGAAATTTAAACAAGCAACTGTAAAAGATTATATAAGTTGGTTAAATGGTTATTTAGCACAAGGTGAATTGCCAAAGTTAAACGGGCTGTAAATGTTTTTTGTAAATGAACATTTAGGACCAAAACGTAAAACAGCTATGTTACGGGTGTTGCCGCCTATTCCAAAAACAAATTGGCAATGCCCTAGGAATCCTCCTAACGTGGCGTCGGCAGTCGTATTTGGCTTGGACGTTGAAACCTATGATCCGGATCTACTTACGAAAGGTCCGGGCTGGGCAAGAGGCGTAGGGCATCTCGTAGGCGTTTCCCTTGCTGCTCAAGATCATTCTGGCAATCAAGCGGCTTGGTATTTTCCATTAAGGCACGAAGTAGACGCGGATACAAATCTGAATCCTGATTTAGTCTTGCCGTGGCTTCAAACAGTTTTAGGAACAAACATTCCTAAAATTGGAGCAAACATTACTTATGACGTAGGATGGTTGCAACAAGAAAATGTCTATGTACAAGGTTACTTGCATGATGTACAGTTCGCAGAAGCTTTATTAGACGAAACAGCTAAGACTGCTTTGGACGATCTAGCAGAAAAATATTTAGGCTTGCACAAAGTAACTACTTTATTATACGAATGGTGTAAAGCTGCTTATAGTGGTAGTTTAAAAGAACAACGGAAAAATATATACAGATCACCAGCGAGCTTAGTTGGACCTTACGCGGAAGCCGATGCTTTACTTCCGTTACAAATACTTTCTAAACAATGGAAGTTGCTTGAATCTGAAGAATTATTAACTGTTTATGATTTAGAATGCAGATTAATTCGACTTATGATACAAATGCGATTTGCTGGAATAACTGTAAACGTAGATAAAGCACACGAATTATACGACACATTTGGTAAAGATGTAATTAATAATTATGAGGAACTATATAAACTAACAAGAATACATGGTAGCGTAGCATCTAATCAAGATGTAGCAAAAATGTTTGATTCTATAGGTATAAAATATAAACAAACCGATAATGGCAATCCAAGTATAACCAAAGACTTCTTAGCAACCTTAGATCATCCAGCAGCTAAGTTAATAAACAATATACGTGAATTAGAGAAACTAAGAAGTACTTTTTTGAAAGGTTGCATTATTGAAGGAAGCATAAATAATAAATTATACCCACAGTTAAATCAGTTACGAAACGATAGCGATGAAGACGGTAAAAAAGGAGCTAAAACTGGAAGATTTAGTGGTGATTTACAACAAATACCATCTAGGAGTGTAATAGGTAAACAAATTAAAAAGCTATTTATTCCACATCATGGACATACAGTTTTTATTAAAACCGATGCTGACCAATTTGAGTATAAGTTATTGGCACATTATGCTGTAGGTCCAGGAAGTGATGAATTAAGAGCAAAGTACAACAATGATCCAAAGACAGATTATCATAAATCAGTTCAAGATGATATGCAAAGAATTGTTGGTGTGTTCATTGAAAGAAAACTGATAAAAAATGTAAACTTCGGACTCATATATGGTAGTGGTGAACCCAAGCTAGCGAAAACAGCAGGAATATCTTTAGAGGATTCTGCTGTGTTCTTTAAGAATTATCATGCAGGTGTGCCTTATGTTAAAAAAACTATGGAAGCTATAATAAAAGAAACTATACAAAAAGGATATATAACAACAATATTAGGACGCAGAATACGTTTTAAACTATATGAACCTAAGTTTAAAAATAAAAAAAGTATACCTCTACCTTACAATACAGCAATAGAAGCCTACGGCCATGATATAAAATTAGCAGGTACGTATAAAGCAGTAAATTATAAATTACAAGGAAGTGCAACAGGTGACGTAATAAAATTAGCTATGTTGACTACGTATGAATTAGGACTATTTAATGAAATGTCACCAACTGCACAAGTACATGATGAACTTACTTTTTCTGCCTATGCACTAAATGACAAGGTTAAACGTAATATTTTTGAAATAAACCGTGCTATGTCAAATTGCATTAAATTACGCGTACCTTTAACATTTAGTTGGGAAGCGGGACTTAATTGGTCAGATGTAAAAAAGTTTCAATTTGATTAATAAGAAAGAAACTACAAATGGTATTTCCAACAGAAGACAGTTCTATTTTATACGTGTTTGCTGCTGGCTTAACTTCTATACTAGAGTTTGGTCCAGGACTAAGCACTGAAACGTTTATTAAAGTTCACTGTAGTGATATTGTGACATGTGAGAACCATCCTAAATGGTATGAAGTAGCTATCGAACGTTTTAAAGATTACCCACAGGTAGAAGTCATAAAATATGAAAACACTCCAATAGTTAACATACCGATATTAGCCAATAGACAATTTGAATTAGCTTTTGTAGATAATCCTGTAGGTGCTAATAATAAAAATAGAGTTATTCATAAAGGACAAGAAAAGTTAGCTAGATGGAATACATTAGAATTTTGCATGAATCATTGTAATTTAGTTTTTTTGCATGATTGTAAACGTAGTGGTGAACAGAATTCTTTAAGTAGAGCAAAGCAACTAGGTTGGGAAGTATACGAGTATCCAACAAAACGTGGATTAGCCAAATTAACTAACATAAAGGAATAAATCAATGCCGATGTACGCAGTAGCAAACATTAACTTCTCTGACAACGAACTTATTATAGAGCTTCACGAAGCAAATTCTCCAGTTGTAGCTTTTTTGAAGCACTCTATTACATTTTTTGACGAAGCTGGCTTGTTGGAAGCTTTAGATACTGAAAAAACTATTGATGAAATAGATATGAAAGATGTAAAGCAAATTATATTTGACTGCGATGGCATGACTGATGTAAAAGAAGTTCCTATAACTAAATAAAGAGATATAAAAATATTAACAAAATAAAGTTGAGGCTACTAAATGTTGACAGTAGTTATGTTTCTGTGGAGTGATCAAAATCCAGCTAAAGCATATACATACAACGATACATATGTGCTTACACTTAAAAAACAGCTAGATAAATATCTTACAATTCCTCATGAAGTAGTATGTGTAACAGATCAATATACAAACAACATGCAAAAAGCTGGAATTAGATATGTTGAACTAAACAGAACAACATTTAGACATAAAACACGCTATGTAAAGTTAAGTTTGTTCAGTACTGAAGCAGCAGAAACTATAGGTAAGCGTATATTTTATATAGACTTAGACAGCGTAATTGTGGGTAACATAGATTCTATAGTTAATAGAGACGAAGATTTAGTATTGTTCAAAAATCCTAATTATGGCCTTCCTAAGCGTGCACAATTTAACACGAGTTTTATATTACACACACCAGGAACGTTCACAAAACCTTATGACGACTTCAAAGAAATAATAAATTCTGCCGAATATAAAGATTGGCCTTACGGTGCTACTGATCAAAAACTTATCTCTTATCTGTGCAAAGACCATCCCTACTACTGGACGGATGCAGATGGCCTTTTTGGCGCTGGAAGAATAGGAAATTACACCTCAGAAACTGCTTGCGCTCTACCCACAAATGCAAAGATCGTGACTTTTCCAGGGAATCGGACTAATCTAACCGAGCTGAACCACAGCAGATTTCCATGGCTCAAACAATGCATTCTTTGATCGGAGTATCAGATGTACGCTTACACAGCTATAACAATTCTTATACTTTCTAGTATTACATATTATATTATAGAATCTAATCTGTATAATCGGATGTACATAAAGTTACTTTTTAAAAAGTAATAACATCTGTGCTTATTGAATAGGATAAAATTAATGGCTGCAAATAGAACAGAACATACAGCAAACAAATATAGAGCTACTATAGCTGACACATACGATAAACAAAGAGAAGGCAAATTAAAATGGAGCATAGAAAACAGAGCAGTAACTAAATTTTTATCAAATAATGTACCCACAGGAAATAATGTTCTAGATTGTCCGTGCGGAACAGGCAGGTTCATAAAATTTTATTCTTCACAAAGATACAATGTTAATTGTGTCGATATATCAGAAGACATGTTAGAAAAAGCAGAATTAAAGCGTAAAGAACATAAAGCATTAAATGTTGTGCTAGAAAAAGGTTCTATTCTAAATTTATGGAGATATACAAATAATTACTTCCATACAGCTTTAGCAATTCGAATAGTTAATCTACTAGAACCTGAAGATATGCAAATAGCTTTACGTGAGTTACAACGTGTATCTTCAAATTATGTTTTGTTTAACATACGTATCGGTGAGAAAGGTGAGTCTAAATGGAGACATCCTCAATCTATTAGAACAGTTATTGATGCTGTAGACAGTAATTGGTTTGTGCGTGATAACATTCGATTACATGAAGACGACTTTAGATTGTTAGTTCTAGAAAACAAAGAAAGAAGTTAATCACAATGCAAAAAGAAAACAATAAACTAGCACAAATTGCTCCTAGTCAAGAACACGACAGGACAGTATGGATGCTATCTAAAGTAAAAGAATATTATTACAGAAATCTTACACCAAAAGAATGTCTGGACGCTGTAAAAAAAGATCTAGCTAATCGTACCTGGATTAATTAAATGTTAACTAAAACATCCATAGCTAGAACAGAATTTACAGGTAAAATAGCTGCGAACTACGATAGACGTCGTAATAAGAATTCTATATGGAAACACGAAGAACTTATAATAAACACAATTCTAGATTCTTACGATAATAATATATCTATATTAGATATAGGTATAGGAACTGGTAGATTTTTCGACATCTACAAACTAAAGAAGTTTAATGTGATAGGTATAGATACTAGTATTGATATGCTATGTTTAGCATATAATAAACTTGATGAAGATATGAATGTATGCCTTATAAATATGAACGCACTAAAATTAGATGCTAGTAAGTTTAAAGATACTATTGATGTAGTTGTATGCTCTAGACTTATATCTTTACTTGATACAGAAGATTCTAAATACTTAGTGTCAATAATAAAAGAAATAAATCCAAAAGAAGTAATAATCTCTAATAGAGAATCAACTGAGTTTAATACCCACAAGTGCACATTAGATAGAAGTGTAGTATGTGATTGTTGGGATAGTTATACAGTACAACGTGTAAAACAGTCAGATTTTTATGTATATCGACTATACAGGTGAAGAATGACTTGCTTAGATTTAAATTTATATGTAACTAATTTAGTAATAAATAGTTATAGCAACTGGTACAAATACATGCTAGCAACTAGTATACCATATACTGATACATTATCGAGCGAGCATAAAAAGTTATTTTCAATAATGTATGAAGAACTAGGATTGTCTTTTAAAGAAATAAAAACTAAGCTTTCTAAAGTAGATGATAGTTTCGTCCTTAGAATAGAATAACATCAACAGCCTTCTAGAGTACTTTTATGCGATATATAGAAATTTGTGGAAGTCCAGGAAGTGGTAAGTCCACACTAATAGATTACAAATATCCACCAGATGCTATTAAGTATGATAATAGTGCTGCTCCATTAGAATGGAAACAATTCTTAGACTACTGTCAAGAATGCATAAAATTAATGGAGCATCACAAAACTTTTTCTGTGGGTAAGTCATTAGTAAATCGTTCAATTAAAAAAATGATAACTGTGAATAATAAGAAAAGCGATAAAATATACTTACAAACTGGTTTCTTTCAACGTAGCTTAGGTATATATTATCGTGTTGATAGTTCTATACGAAAAAATGTAATTGTGAGATACTTAGAGTTATGTCCGACACCATTAGGCATAATAACATTAAATTTAGATAGAGATACTATAAAAGAACGGAACAGAACACGAAATAAACAGAATCGTCATTTTATGATAGATTTAACAGAAGATTGTATGATTTTAGTTCGAGATGTCATCGCCGAACGTTGTATAAAACATTTAGACTTAGATTCTAGCTTGCCTATATCTACAGCAAGAGAGTTAATTGAAGATTTTGTTAAATCAGTGAGAACACGATGAAATCAAAAACATTAAACGCTGCTAGTGTGGCAACAGATTATTATGGCACCAAAGCTTCAGTTTATGACAAAAATAATGAACATACTGTAAAATGGAATAACGAACAACGTATAGTAGAAAACTGGTTAAGTACCACACAACCTACTAGTTCAGTATTAGACATACCGTGTGGAACTGGAAGATTTTTTGATTTGTATGAAAGACGCTATTTGTTCTATACAGGCATAGATATGTCTACAGAAATGCTTAGTCAAGCAAAAGCAAAAGCAAGCGATTTACATTGTATTGATTTAATCCAATATTCTATATTTAATATTCACGCATTAAAGCGTAAGTGGCAAACGTCGATATGCGTAAGATTACTAAATTTTTTTACGACTTCTGAAGCAATAGAAGCATTAGATATACTCTGCAAATGTACGTCAGAACAATTAATCTTTTCTATGCGTACTGGTGATTCATCTTCATCAACTAAACGTTGTAATGTACATGATTTTACTTCTATACGACGAATAATAAACAATAATAACTTCTTTATAACAAGTACAGATGTAGCTAGTACAAATAATTATAAAGTGTATAAAGCTATTAAAGCATGTTGATAGAAAATAAAGCAATATGCAAAAAAATCATATTTAATAGATATGACATTATTATCAAATATATGTATTTTAAAGCACTATTAACTAATACAAATATAAAATGCAATGAAGATATTTACATATGGAGTATACTTAAAAGAACACGTGGAATTGAACCTGGAAATACTAATAAACAATCAATAAAAGACTACATACATGTGTGTAAAGAACTCCTTAGTTCTTTTAAAATAAACAATTTTAATCCTAACTATCCTATAAAACTAGATTCTAACTACATCTTACATGGTGGATCACATAGACTAGCAGTATCAATATTACTAGACATTGATCCCGTTTTTTATGCAACAACGTTTAGAAAGAATCCTAGAAAATGGGATGAACAATGGTATAGAGACAGAGGAATAACAGAACTAAATTTAATGCTAATAGAAAGCTATAAAAGAGAATTACTAATAAAGTTGTCTAACTGATGTGGAGTGAGCTATGAGCAAGCGTATAAAAGATGATCAACCGAATTTAGAAATACAAACTTTTCCAAACGGTAGATATTATATTTCGTTATCAATGTGCACAACTAAAATAGTCGATATAGACACTTCTCTTCCTATTTTAGCCTATACTGAGACGTTTCATCAAGGAACTATACCATTAGTGTTACGTTGGTTTAAATATAATGGAATTGAAGCTTGGCGTGATGCAGACGGTGGTTCGCATATACCCACAAGATGGTTGCTTATAGATAAGAATATAGTTCGTTATCCATGCAAACTAATTAAAACTTATGAATAAAAATAAAAGAGAAGTAAAGATATTTAGAGCTAATAGACGTGAGTGCTTAACTCCAAAAGAAAGAGCTGTCATGGTTTATTGGTTAAATCAAGCTGCATTATGGAGACGTGGCGTTGAAGATTTTTCTGAAAGATCATGTAGATACTTTTGCCGTAATTCAGTAGAACTAGCAAAAGGTATGCGGAATAGGATAAAGAATACATAAGTCAATCACACAAACCACAAAATGGAGCAAGTTATGCAAGATAAAATATTAGAAGTACGAGATAGAGGAACATTTATTCCAGTAATTGCTTTACAAATTGAACCAGAGAGCCAAGAACAAGAATTTTTAATATGTCGAGCAGGCTTTCCAACAATACCAAGTGATATGTCAATAATATTGTTTAGTCTTAATTGCAATTCTAGTGTTGAGTATGATCCGTTTGAGTGGATGCATAGAACATTTCAAACCGCACATAGATACATTATTGAGAATTTTGATAATCTAAAAGATGGTGATGTTATTGATGTTGAATTCATTCTTGGTGAGACAACTGTCAAGAAAACATCTGAATCGGAATTAAAATGACGTATTACAGCATTAAATATTGGGAAACACGTAGTATAGAAGCATTTGAGGATGCTGATGTAAGAATTTTAAGTGACAATATTGTGTACGTAAAAGATTTATATGTTCCACATAAATTGTATGATGATATATTTACGGATAGACGCGCAGCAGTTGTTAGTTTGGAGCATAAACGATTTAAATTAATAGAACAACTAAAAACTAAGATACGTAAACTTGAAGCAATAACTTTTTAACGTTTATGTGGAATAAAAATGAAAAAAGCACTACTGTGGGTAAGACCCAATCCTTCGCAAGGAATGATCCATCAAAAAAACTGGTGTGCTGAGTTTGCTAAAGGATTAATGAAACATGGATGGTCAGTAGTACTTACTGATGATATGCAAGATTGTGATTTATTTTGTATATGGGGGACAAGAAGAAAAGAAGTAATTAGTGCAGTAAAAAATATGAACATACCTATATGTGTTATTGAAAGAGGTTTTATAGGAGATAGATTTGAAAACTGTATGATCGGTTTAGGTGGAAATATAAATGGTGCAGCTAGCTATCCTTGGATTAAAAATGAACCAGATCGTTTTAACAAATTTAAAAAATTGTTAGAACCTTTAAAAACTATACATAACAAAAAAGCATTATTAATAGGGCAAGTCTATGGGGATGCTTCAATAAAACATTTAAACGCAGATGAAATATACACTAGATTAAACAACGAATTACAAAGTAATGGATGGAGCGTATTGTTTAGGCCTCACCCCAACAATAGAAGAGACTACGTAAAATTAAAAAATGTTACCTATGTAAATGGTGACTTATATGACAATTTTAATGAAGTATCGTTAGTAGTCACTGTTAATTCAAATACAGGAGTCGATTCAGTTCTATATGGCGTACCCACAGTAACAGTTGATAATGTTGCTATGAGTTGGGATGTTACATTACACACAGTTCCACATGTTACTAATACAATGGAACAATTTTATTCTTTTGATAGACAAAAGTGGGCAAATGAGCTAGCTTACAAACAATTTAATAAAGAAGAAATGAGAACAGGCTTATGCTTCGACCTGATAAAACAGTACATTTAAGTAAATTATGGACTGTACCGTTGAACGCATGGAAAAACAAACCTTGCTGTATTATAGGTGGTGGGTCATCTCTAAAAGAGTTTAATACATCATGTATAAAAGATAAAATTCTTACAATAGCAGTAAATTGTGCAGGCATAACAATAGCTAAATGGGCTGACATGTTATTTTGGTCAGACTACAGATGGTACGAATGGAACATGAGTAGTGTACTAACATTTAAACAATTAAAAGTAACAAGACTTCGAACTAGTAATCCACATTTTAAAAATAGGTATATCGGTATTAAAGATATAAACGTGTTAAATTTTAATCCTGATTTAGCTTTATCACATTCTCCAGATGTAATAGGAGGTTTTGACAGTGGAAGTACAGCGTTGAATATAGCATATCTATATGGAGCGAATCCTATATATCTATTAGGCATGGATATGAAAACTATTAATAACGAACATAATTTTCATACTTTACACAGACTTGAACCGACAACAAAAGATAGATATAAAAAACGTTTTATTCCTGTATTTGACAGAATGGCAGTAGAACTACGTAACAAGAATATTACTGTCTACACAGTTAGTACAAATACAGCACTAAAATGTTTTCCTGTATTAACGTATAAAGAGTTTATGGTTGAGGCTAACATAATTTAGGCAGCAAAGGTTTCGATCTTTGCTGCCTGTATATACATTAGGAATTTGTTAGGTACTCAAGGAGCACTCTGTTTGTGCTCAAACACGACTTGGTTTACACGCCATCACAAGACAGCATCCCAAGCACACGTTCCATCCATAATTCCAGTGTCGCCCATATACATCTGCGGTCCCTGGCTGTATTCATCAGACGTACCAGCTTGAGTACATATGTACACACGATCCGTATGTACTTTAATGCCAACAGCATAAGCTGTATTTTGTTGCCATTCTACGGGCGGTGGAGTTATGCCGAACAGAGCGTATGCCTCTGCTCGTGTCTGTAGCCAAAACCAGCCAAAACACGGCGTGGCGTCAACTTCTGCATCCAGCATAATGCGCGGACAATCTGGCGGAGAGATGTGTCCAGATTTGTACGTACCATCATTATGATAGTATCCCTCGCCGTGCTCACCATCATCCTGCCACGTCCAACCGCGTACTGGATATGATCCATAAATCAAATGATCTGCGGGCGTGCGGTTTAGCAGTGCCCAACAAGGATGTTGACCCGGACCTAGTAACTCACCACTTGTCGGTTCTTTTTTGTACCATCCAATTTCTGTCATGTGGCTGACCATCCTTTCAAATTAAGAATTGTTATATCGCTAGCAGCGAAACCATAGTTTCCACTGCACGTTATTGTTTTCCCCACAGCTGTAGGTAGCGCTGTATACAGCGCGTTTAGTTCCGCAGCACTCATGCACGCGGCAATCGTGAATGCCACAGGAATAGACATTGATGCTTTACGGATACTATACGCCGACGAAAACATTGTTGTTGACGTCACCAGAACAGGCAACGATAACCCTAATATTTCCAGCAGAGCGATGCAGCTCTGGAACATGCTCGTGGTGTTAGTGATGGCGCCACCGAACCCAGCTGGTAACGTCAGTGACGCCAGGGATACGCAGGCCTGGAACATGCTCGTGGCGGTAGTGATGGCGCCACCGAACCCAGCTGGTAACGTCAGTGACGCCAGGGCGTAGCAGTTGTAGAACATGTTCGTGGTGTTAGTGATGGCGCCACCGAACCCAGCTGGTAACGTCAGTGACGCCAGGGCGTAGCAGTTGTAGAACATGCTCGTGGCGGTAGTGATGGCGCCACCGAACCCAGCTGGTAACGTCAGTGACGCCAGGGCGTAGCAACTCTGGAACATGTTCGTGGTGTCAGTGATG